CACATGATTTCCCAACCGCATTTGCTCTATCGTCAGTATCGAGATTCTTACCAGTGATCTGGTTTAGTCCTTTCTGAAATTCTATTTCGATAGTATCGTTTCCAATACTTAAGAAATTTTGAATTTTGAGTTTTTTATATTTAATTTTTTTCATGATGTAGATAGTAATTCTTTCTTGTTATGTCCCCAATGTTCTTCATTTACATTTATCGTATAGATTTTTCAAAATATCATCCACCCGTTTGTTTTGGGCTTCTTCGAGACTCATTTGAGTAATGAATTCGTCAAACATTTCTGGAATATTGATTGAATCAATCTCTTCTACGTTGTTGATCACGGATTTTACCACATTATGTTCAATAGTCAATTTATTTGGTGTGAATTTACCTACATAATTTTTCAATTCGTCCATTTCAGCATCATCAACATCGACATCGACAACCAATTTGACGAAATTGTGTTTGAAATCATCTTCTTTTAATGTTTTGACATTTGATATATTGAATTTTTTGAATTTTGGGGATACGGTATTTTCAAAAAATTCCAAGTCTCCGGTTTCCACATTTAAAATGTGATATCCCTTAGAATTTTCCACATCCGCAAAATCCATAGGGAAAGTATTTCCAACATAATGAATCTTACCCTCGTTATATTCCCCTGAACTTCTTCTATGAAAATGACCAGAGAAAACTCTATCTGTCTTGGACCCTAGAAAGTCTATTGGTGATAAGCCCTTGTCACATACTTTAAAATTATTCATTTTAAAGCTCACAATTTCGAAATGTCCAAAGATATAATCAAATTCACCCTCTGGTAGTGGGTTATTCCAAGGAACAAATGCGAATTTTTTACCGTAATCATCGAATAATAAATTTTTATCTACGATAGTTATGTTTGGATGCCCATTAGCTAAACCTAAACTGTGAACATCTGATCTATTCTTATAATAGGCATCGTGATTTCCCACAACCATCAACATATTAAAATTCTTAAATTTTCCAAGAATTTCCGATGCCACATGGAGTGTTTGAACAGAGATTTCAGATCTATTATCGAACCAATCTCCAAGAAAAAATATATCACTGATATTTTTGGAAGTTAATTCAGATACGATCCAATCAGCCCAAGATAATCCTATTTTATGCCAGTCTTCACTGTTGTTATGAATTCCCAAATGTAGATCTGAGAATATTGCCACTTTAGATTTTTTTATCATTTCTTAATTTAAATTTATTTGTTTCTCACTGTCGGATTATTCATAATCTCCATCATTTTCATCATTGTCCATAATCGGTTTGACGTATACGTGTCCCTGAGTCGCTGGATCATTCATAGCATCTTCATATACAACCTGCTTATATTCTTCTAGTCCATCATGTTGCCTTTTCTCTTTTTTGATTCTATTTGAAAATGCATTCCAAGCAATTTGGTTGAAGTATGAGAATGGATTGTATTCAGATTCTATTCTAAACTTTTTAGATTCTAATGCAGAATACATTTTAACCACCGCATCCCCAATCATTTCATCTTTCCAAGATGGCGTATAATTGATAAAATTATATTTGTAGCTAAGACCTTCTGCGATTTTTACTAGGTTGAGTGCTAATTCATCATTCATCATATCTGTCGAATAATATTCTTCGATTTGTTGACGGAATAATTTTGAATTTACATAATATTTGACTTTTACTTCGGATTCTTCTAACATAAATTTATATTGGTGTGTTTGACATCGATTTGCTGTTCAGCATAAAACTCTAGTCTTTTGTCTAAATGGTTTTGGGAGTATTTTAAATTATCACAAATATCAATCACTGTGAATTTGTCTTTGCTATCATGTAATCGCAATCCTCTACCGATTGATTGTATGATTCGGATGAAACTTTTACCACCAGCTACGAATAATACATAGTGTAAATTCTTAACATTGATACCCGTCGAGAATATCGATGACATGGCAACACAAATAATGTTATTATTCTTTTCCATCTTGTTTATTATCGATTGTCTCTCATCGACTGATATCCCACCATGAACGAAAAATACTTGTTTATTTTCCGCTTTTTGTAAAGCATCTAAAAGATTTTCTCCATGCTCGATATGATTAACTAATATTAGAATATTATTCGTTAATCTTGATGTGACTTTTTGGATTATAGAATTTCTGTAACTGGAGTTATATATGTAACTCAATTCTGATTTATAATCCATTCTTGGAGGATTTTTATGATGCAGTCTAATAACTTTAACACACACATCAGTTAAAAACTCTTCGTCTCGAAGTTCTTTGCTATTCTTTTCGTATATCTTCGAACCAAATGTTCCAATAATTTTCCACTCATCCATTTTAGATTTAGGAATAGTTCCAGTGAATCCAAATTTATGTGGTGTTTTTATTTTTTGTAATTTTTTAGATACGATGTTAGTGCTAGTGACTTTATGGCACTCATCGACAACTAATAAATCAATTTCCGATATCCATTTTTGATTACTGTCAAATTTAGAACAGAAGTTTTCCGTATTGCATATTACAATATTGGTGTCTTTCAATTTCATGTTACCCGTCCATCCAGAATAAGTAAAATTTACACCGTATTCGCTAAAGTTGTCTAAAAGCTGTGATACCAAACCAAGTCCGGGAACAATTAATAAACATTTGAATTTATCCTTATCAGAAGCTCTCCAAACATTCTCGATGAGTGATGCCTGCATTAAAGACTTACCCGCGCCTGTGGCCCACACTACAGTCCCGCAACCGCTTTCTAGTGAAGATTGCAATGTCTCTAAACCATAATACCTATGCTTATAATTAAGATCGTCGAATATTTCTCCTGTAATATATGATGAATTTAATCGATCACTAAATGATTCAGTGGTGGAGAATTCTATTCCATTATCATTCAAAAATTTAATCACATCCTTAGATAAACCAAAATCAAACATTCCAGTTTTTTGGATAGCATAACTAGTATCTGGAATATTGTCATTACCAGATCGCTCTCGTATTCTTTGAATATTTTCAACTGGTTCTGAAAAACAACTTCGAACTTTTTCGAAGGTTAATTCATCAGTCAATATCTTACCCTTACGATAAGAAGAATTGTAATCTAATATAGTATTCGACATACTCAGTAATCTTCAGTTTCTAATTTTCTTGCATCTAGACAATTTTTAATATCTTGTGCAATATAACTATACATTTTGACACTATTATCAAGATATGAAACTAGAAATTCACAGTCTTTTATTTGCGAATTTATCTGATCCATTTGTGGAGAATTATCGATGGCATTGATAGCAGTTTTATCAAAATTCACTGGTGATTTAGCGATCAATTTTTCGACTAGGCTTTTTTTGATATTTGCCTTTTCGTTTTGAAGATTAAAAAGATCCCTCTTATTGTCAAAAAGTCTGGCAACAATCCATTGTTTTCTAGCAACTGCTTGCATAGCTCGATCACCGATATTCATTAAATTGAATGAACACCATTCTGCGTTATCTCGTTTGAGACGTTCGAATTCTTCCTTATAATCTTTCATGGGTTAAATATAACATATGAACATCAGGTTGTCAAGAGCAGAACAAATAAAAATTGCTAATTTATATCAAGATATTTTAGAGGAAAATGATTCTGGTGTCTTGGGACAACCTGAAGTAGCTCCAGATATTAACCAATTGGAGAATGAAGATGACGTTGCTAAAGATGATCAAAGAAGACCATTCATGATTGGAAGTATACAAACTAGATCAGGTAAAATTGGTAAAAGAAGAAGAAAAAATAAAAAATAACTTGACATTATTATAATATAATATATATAATTATATGAGTGAATGGATCGCAATGCCTGATACTATAGACGAAAACATACACTTTAGTATTATATATTGTACAACCAATACAATAACTAATAAGAAATATATTGGTAAATGTCAACTATGGTCAAATATAACAAGACCACCATTAAAAGGTAAAAAAAGGAAAAGAAAGATTGTTAAACCTAGTGATTATTTAAATTATTATGGTAGTTCAGAACAATTAAAAAAAGATTTAGAACATTATGGTAAAGATAATTTTACTAGAGAAGTTTTAGATATAGCTTCATGTAAGTGGGAAGCATCTCTACTTGAATTATTATATCAACTTAAGTATAATGTGATATGTTCAGATGATTACCTCAATGGCATTCTTAATTTAAGAATAGGTTCTTGTCCTTTACATTTAAAGGAAAAATATAAAAAATTTAAACTTGACTTCTGTTTTAATGATGATAATATGAATTTATAATGAAACATTATGAGATTAAGAGTGAAGAAAACTATACTAAAGTTATTTTTCATGATAGTTTAATTATTTTTATAGATATTGATATATTATTCAGAGAAACTAATATAAATTTTGCTAAATCATTACAAGATATGTCAATGGATATATCATTTGATTTTAATCAAAGATATAATAAGAATATGTACACTCATTCTTTTTTACAAGTTATTTGTGAACATATAAAAACTCAAGATAATAATTATAAGTTATGTTTTTATAGTAATAATTTAACTAAAGATAAATTTAGAAATATTCTCCTTAAAAAACTAAAAACTATATTTGGATTTAAAGTATATGAAGATATTATAGATTTTTCTGAGATTATTAATAAAATACAAAATAGAGATTGTAATCTAATTCCACATTTAGAAGTTCTATTTCGTAGAGATAATAAACCCAAAACATTTAAACATATTAAAAAATATATGATTAAAAATGGGTTGAATTTTCTAAATGATGAATTTTTCAAAGATGTATCCAATAAGATTGCTATCATGGGTTAAATATATAAATGAGTAGATTTTTGACTTTAATCGAAAAAAATGATCCATCTAATGAAACAGATCCAAAATGGGAACTCGTAGATTTTCTTAAATCAAAAGGAATTGATGGTGTATCTTTAATTCCTAATACTAATATGTTATATATTAATACTGGTAGATCTCGGATTGCTGTTACAGTTTCTAAAAATGAAGAAGATAACCAAAGCATTAATTCTGAATTAACTAATATTGCATCTGATCCAAAAGATCCAAACGCTAAACCAGCGGCTGCTATCATTAATCAAAAAAGAGCATTGGGACCACAAGTAGTAAGAACAGCTAAACAAGAGGTCGATGCCCTTAAAAAAATTGTAAATACACCAAAATCTCCAATCATTAAGTAATGTCATTTAAAACTTTAAAATTACTCAATCGTTACAATCGATTGATCAGAGAACAGGGCGAAGATGCCCAACCAATGGATCAGGAAGCTCCTGTGGATGGATCTATGGGTGCTGATGAAGGTGTGGATGCTGCAATGCCTCCTACAGAGGATTCTGGACCAATTACATCAAATGCAGAAAATCAAGAAATTGAGAAGATTTTGGATGCCGCATTATTCAAGCCGAGTGATCAACAGAGAAAACAATTAAGTGATATCCAACTTCTAGTTAAATCTAATGCTCATAAAAATATAGTCAGACCGATAATGTTTAAAGTCGCAGAAATTATTGGATCTCCATTCAAACCTCTTACTGAAAAAGATCCAGAAGGTGAAATCGCTCCTCTAATGCCAGAGAAAGAAAGCGCATTCGTATCTAATTTTGTTAATGCTGCATTGTATGAGCCTTCAGCGGAAGAAGAGAACACTTTGATTAAGCTGAAAGAGGTGATGGGACTTAAAAGATTCACTAATGCGAGAGAAGAAATTTTAACTCCATTACTAAGTTATATCAATTCATCCAACACCGCATCGGATTTAGTTCAACAAATCAACGACATAGATTAAATAATAATATGAAATTCAAAAGAATTGAAAATAATATGATCTGGGAATCATACGGTGACAATAATATGTCTGATGATGTATATGATAATCAAGAAGAATCTGAGTTCGTATTGCAATTGGAGCCTGATGGTCCAATGACTCCAGAATTCGAAGATCATGACGAGCATGAATCTCACGATGAGAAGGATGATGATTCCACTGAATATACTGACATGGTATATGCCGATCTTAAGAAGCTAGATAATTACAGCACCAAGCTAATGGAATATTGTAGGAGTGGTGAATTAGAGCCATGGATGGTTGCAAAAATCATTAAGGCATCCGATTATATTTCAGATATTTGGCATAGTTTAGATGCTAATATCGACTACGCAAATGATCGCCACCCTGATGTTAAATTTTAATGCATGACGACTTTCAAAACATTTTTCGTAGAAAAATTGATTGTAGGTCTTGAAGAGATCATACATATCAATGGCGTTGGTCCGATTAAGGCCAAGCTTGATTCTGGTAATGGCGCTTTTAATGTTCTCCATGGGGAAGATATTGAGTCCGATGACGTTATTGTCCGATTCACCACCGAAGGTGGTATTTCAGTCGAAAAAGATGTCATCGACAAAATTGTCATAAATCTTGGAGCTAAAAATAAAGAAGAAAGATATGTAGTAAATTTTGATGTGAAAATGGGTGGAAAAACTTTTGAGAATATTCCATTCTCGATAGGAGACAGATCAGAAAATTCACATAAAGTATTAATAGGTAAAAATTTCATTCAACATGAATTAGATGCCCTAATCGACGTTGGGTTAAATAATGTTGCAGAGAAAGGAATTGAAGTTAATGTATGATGAAAACTC